AGTTACTCTCTTGGAAAAGGGAAAAGAGCCTGGCTCACTGGTGTGTATACAGAATGAAGGTGGTACTGTCGTTGGAATGGGTTCCCGCATTAAACTGGGAGATAAAATCTACCTGTTGACTAATTGTCATGTATTGAAGGAACTTAGAAATTTGTTTCTCTGCAAGAATCAGTCTCGAGTTGAGTTGGATAGAGGCTGGGGGGTGAACTCATGGTGTAAGAATTCAGAAATGGATTTTATCACTATTGAAGTTCCCGATAAGGTATGGTCAATTTTGGCTGTCTCCTCAGCTTCTCTGATTCAGGTTTCGGGTGCTTTCCCAGTTACATGTTATGGAGCTGAGAGTTCGTCTAAGTTTCTTTCGTCTTCTGGACTTGCTACTATGACTAAGGGATTTACTATTCGCCATGGTTGTACAACGACTAATGGCTGGAGTGGTTCTCCTTTATATTATAAGGGCAGTGTCGCCGGTTTGCATCGAGGTTGGGAAGAAATTGGTGTTAGTAATAATGCCACTAATATTTTACCTCTGCTGAACAAGGTTGAATCTAAGTATGACAATGGTCATATTAAGGAGATTTCTGAAGAAGAATTGGACTCACGTGATATGGATGCTTTTGACAGTTATGTCATTGGTGGGCGTGGTACCATACTTGCTGGTGAATCTGAGTTTGCTCGATTAGCCGTTTCTGTAGCTAATTCTAAAAGATGGGCTGAACAGAATAAAGGCAGGTTGTGGGCCGATATTGTTGATGAGGATGAGGATGATTTTGATTATAGGCAAGAAACTGTTAATGAGGGTCATTTAAACGACCAACAGGCAGTGAGCAAGTGCTCGCTGCCGTCAGTAGCTTTGGTCAATACGCTTTTAGTGAGCCCCGAATCCTCTCCAGTGTCGGAATGCCCCTCCTCCACGTTGGACGATCGGGTGTGTGTTTTAGAGAAGCTTCTCGAAACGTTGATAGTGAGCAGCTCGAAGCTGCACGATCTAGTTTCCCAGAACTCTCAGATTATGGTTGGCCAGAACGTGGTTCAGTTGCGGAACTTGATTCCCTCTTGCTCCAAGCCAGCCGATTCCGAGAAACTCAAGCGCCCCGAAACGTTGGTGAAAGTTGTAAAAGACTCATCCAGCGCTACCCCCAAACCAAACCAAGGAGAATCCTCTCAACCAACTACTGGGACCAAGAAGAAATCGCGGAGGCGGTCCAAGAGATCGCGTCCAAACAAGTCAACAGGGATTCCTCCCCTGGTGTCCCAGTAGCTGCGTTGGGTTTGACCAATGGTGTAGTTCTTGATAATAGTTATCGACTTATATCTTTAGCTGTTGCTGCGCGATTGGAGTTACTTAGCCAAATGGATCTAGACTCCCCTCCGAATGTTGTCGATCTAGTCCGTCTTGGGTATTGCGATCCTGTTAGACTTTTTGTTAAACAGGAGCCGCATACTTTGAAGAAGATTAGGGAACGACGGTTTAGATTGATTTCATCAGTTTCACTGATTGATCAATTGGTTGAGCGGATGATATTTGGTTTTCAGAATAATCAGGAAATCGCTTGTTGGCGAACTTGTCCTTCAAAACCCGGTATGGGCTTGAGTCTGTATGAACAGGCACAGTCTATTTGGAACGACTTAGTGCATAAGCACTCTGTTGCCCCGGCTGCTGAAGCTGACATTTCTGGTTTTGATTGGTCTGTCCAGTCTTGGGAGCTTGAAGCTGATGTTGAAATGAGAATTTCACTCGGTTCGTTTCCAATAAAGTTAGCGCATTGTGCTAGAGCTAGATTTAAATGTTTGTCCAACAGCGTGTTCCAACTTTCGAGTGGTGAGCTAATTGCTCAGGGTAGTCCCGGGCTCATGAAATCTGGAAGCTATTGCACCTCGAGTTCTAATTCTAGAATTCGGTGCTTGATGGCTGAATTGATTGGTGCGCCATGGTGTATAGCTATGGGTGATGACTCTGTTGAGGGGTATGTTGAAGATGCTAGAGGGAAGTATTATGTTCTTGGTCATGAGTGTAAAGATTACATTCCTTGTGAGACTGATTCTTTGGGCCGTTTATCTAAAATAAACTTTTGCTCTCATGAAGTTTCCAAGTCGAAGTGTTTCTTGTCCTCATGGGCTAAGACTTTGGTTAAGTACCTTTCGTCTTCCAACCCTCAATATGATGATCTGTATTCTGAACTTTGTGATAATCCTGTCTGGCCCAGGATTAACAAATACTTGTGTAGGGTTGGTCTAGGACCCTACAAAGATAATGAGGAGGCCAAGGGTCAGAAGTGTTCGTACGGTGAGGAATATGGTTACCTCTCGCCCTCGAGTGAGGGAGATCGAGGAAATAATTGTTTCTCCTGGAATGCGCCGGCGACGTACTCGCACTCGTCGGCGCGCGAAGCAAGCAGTGAGATCGACAACCGGCGGTTATACTCTGTCGGATATAGTCCGAGCTCCTGCTAGTGCGGGGATTGTTATAGGGAGGTCTAATCCTGTTATAGATACTAGAAAGAATGGAGCCGTTTGTGTTATGAATACCGAGTTAGTTGCGACTATTACAACTAACGTCGCTTTTGTCGCTAGTGGCATTAGAGGTGTTAGTTTCCAATTTCCTTGGTTATCTGGAATTAGTTCCAGTTTTGGTAAATGGCGTTGGGATAGGATGCGTTTCATCTATGTTCCTGCCTGTCCAACGAGTACTCCTGGCACCTTTTCTATGTCTTTACAGTTTGACATTGCGGATTCTAATCCTGCGACCATCGGACAACAAAGCCAAATGTACGAGTTTATACAAGTACCTTATTGGGCTGGCTGGGAGGGTGCGGTTTGTTTAAATCAAC